AAGCGTTTGATAGAGTCTTTGACATGCCGCGATAGCGCGGCCCAGTCCCGCAGGACCGTGCCCGGGCGGTGCTGTTCGTTGAATTTGTGCATTAGCAAGAGCGGCTCCACGCTCTGCGTGTTGGTGGCAACGCGAAGCAGCACCCGCTTTTGCTGGTAGCTGAGACTGTTCCACATTTGGGTGTTGGTCATGTCTTTGCGACCTCCGGTTCTGGTGCCTGCTGCGGCTCCGCCGGCTTGCCCAGCAGCCTCCGCAGGAGTTCCTTCCGGTCTCCGCCGACTTCGGCAAGAGCCGCGGCTAGTTTTGCTTCGCGCTGCTCTTGCACACGGCGCTCCCGCATGGATTTGTTTTCGAACCTGGGTGCCTCGCATTGGAGCATCCACTCTAAGTCGTTGAATACATGAGCGCACCGCCGGCACCGATAGAACATAACCTCAATCTCGGTGCCATTCGGCAGGGTCTTCCGCTCCGCCAACGACGGCATTCCGTACATTGTTAGACTGCCGCACGCAGGACAATGCACCCGCTTTGCGGGTCTGCCACAACGGCAAAGCTCCGCGTTTACTTCCTCAATGGATGTTTGGTTTGCCATGATGGCAAGTGTAGCTCGTTCGCGTTTGCTTGTCAAGGCTTTTATCTGCTTTGTTTTCAGTGATATAGCTTGTTTGTGTTTGTCTATGCTGAAACAGCTCCAGACACTTCTGTCAACATAGCTTGAGCTTGCTGGCTACGCCAGTGTAGCAAGGCTACTCCAAGCGTAGCTAAGCGAAGCTGGTGAAATTGCAAATTGGCAAAACTGAAAAGGAGGACGGAAAACTAAAAAATCAAACCAAAAAAAAAAAAAAAAAAAAAAAAAAAAAGACCCGGTTTTGTCCGGCGAATTTTTGCCGGTGGGGCTTTTTGCCGGCTTTGTTCAAAAACTAGCTTTGCGCAGCAAGAAATGTGCAGAGCTGTTTTAGGATAGACACACAGCAACAGCGTGTATCACACAGACACAGCATCTACCGAAGGTAGGAGCGGGTGGCAGTGGCAGAGCCACCCGCTTGGGTTGGGCAGGGCTGCTTGCGGGGCGATACGGCAGCAAGGCGGCGGGGCTTTTGCGGAAGCGGCGGGGTTCCCACTCCGTGGATATCTCCTGCGGAGCACGGAGGAGGTTTCCCCACCTAAGCTACCGCGTTCCCCACCGCCTTGTCGCGGCATCAGGGCCGCAGCACCACGAGCTTTGCTCACCCGCACCGCTTACACTGTATCCGAGCAAGTTTGCCGTGGCAACAGAATATCGGCGCTCCGGCAACTCTGTTTGCCTGAGCTACCGATAGCTCACGGTCAAGCTCAATAGCGGTTCGCGCCTGCGGTTTATAGCGTATCGGGCTACGCGCGATAGCGTAGCGCTCCGCGGCGCGTAGCCGCGTTTGCTCGGCATCACGTTGTAAGCGGTGGAGTATTGACTGTAGGTCAATCATACTCCACCTCCGGCTATGCAATAGTGGGCGCCCCTTTTACTGCTACGCTTTCGGCTGAACCCCAGCCGGCTTGAGCCTATCCAGCGCTTGCTGGAGGAGTTGCACTTGCGCCGGTGTCGGCGCTTTGTTCCCCGCGACCACCTCGCGGAGCTCCTGCGCTTCCCGGTACTTGTCGCGGGAAGTCCACTCAGACTTCAACCGAATGATTGCAAAGCCCAGCAACTCATCGGTGAAGCCCGCGATGCTTGAGCAGTACCGGAACCTCGGGTCATTCCGCTTCTTCGCAGCGTCAAGCGTGCTGGTTACCATTGACGCCAGAGCGGGCGACAACTCAACGACAATCTTATCCATTTAGACACCCCCATGTTGAATTAGGGGCGCCCGCTATTGCGCAGCCTGTCAGTTGTCAAAGAGCAGGAGAACACGCTTCAACTATAGTGTCGCAGAGACACTGGGGCACAAAAAAGCAAAGGCGGCGGCGCGCGGGGAGGCCCCCCAAATAATTTTTCCCAATTTCCAGCCTTGCTACGCACTACGCTCCCCACCAGCTTCGCTCATTAGCCACCGTAGATGCTCAGGATGTAAACGCCTATGGCGGGGAGCTCCGCTGCTGGGCCAGAGCTTCGTTGGTTGGAAACCAGAGTCCTCCTCTTAGTAGCTGTTTAGTAGGAAAAATGTAAGGCTTGTAGTTTCAACGGCTTGGAGCTTGACAAAGTGACGACTTTGTGTTATGTTGTCTTGTCTGGCTGGGAGTGTACCTGCGTTATGACTCCAAGAGTCGGAATCAAAGTCGCCCAAATTGCTCGGCTTCGCACTTCCGGTAATATCAAGGATGAGCGCATCTGCGAAATGTTTGGGATGACCCGGTCGGGGCTCTCGCGCATTCTTGCCACTCCTGAGTACCAGCAAGAAGAAGAAGCAGTCCTCAACGGGACGTTGTCCAAGATGGACGAGGCGCTAGCCGGCCGCGCTGAGGAGATGAAGAAGACTTTTTCTGTAGGAGTACCAGCCGCAATGCGGGCGTTGCTGGAGACTGTGGCTCAAAGAAAAGACCTGCGGGCTAGGATGGAAGCCGCGAAGGAAATCTTGGACCGGGATCCAGAGCGTACTTTTTCGCGTTTCAGGGTTGCACAGGGGCTACCGCAGAATACTGCTATCCCCGACGCAGTCCTTGGAGCTACCGCCGAAACCGCCGACTCTGTCGCGGCTACCATAGCTACGAAGAAGGAGGTCGTACAATAACATGGGTTGGTTTAAGAGGCTTGTTGGGGTCGGCGAAGCCGTTGTTGGCGCGGTCACCGGGCAGCCGGCGCTCATGGCTGGAGGTGCGAGGACTGCTGTGTCTTCCAATGGGGAGAAGCAAGCTCCCGGAAGAACCTTCGAGTCCCCCCGCAGGCAAATCAACGTCCAACCGGAGGTTCCAACACCCGCCAACTCTGTTGAGCAATCACGGCAGCAAACGCAAAAGCGGACACGGGGGATTTACAATTGGCCTTAGACGAGGCGCAGGATGAGTCGCCGGACGAAATCTTTGGTTGGGAAGAGATTTGAATGGCCGAAAGATTCGTTCCAATCCCAGTGTTGGGGCTACCGGACAATGACGCCAAGATAGCAGCTTTGCGGCTTAACTGCCTTGGCTCTTTGTACTACTTCGTCAAGATTGGGCTTCGCCGCAAGCGTTTGGTGGAGCACCTTCACTTTCCATTCTGCTCCTCCCTTGAACGGGACCACATAAAGGACGTTTACGAGTTCCCCAGAGACCACTTCAAATCCACAATCTGTTCCGAAGGACTGCCGGTTTGGTGGTCACTACCGGTTTCCAACCAAGACATTGATGGCTTCAAGAGCCTTGGCTACTCCGATGAGTTTGTCAAGTGGATTCTTAGACGCCATGACCCCGATACCCGCATCCTTCTAGTCTCCGAAAACATTACAAACGCCGCGAAACTCGGCAAACGAATCCGTTGGCACTACGAGTCGAACGCCCTCTTTCGTGGGCTCTTCCCGGAAGTCTTACCGACTCCGCAAGAAAGCTGGACCAACTTTTCCCTCCACACCCGCCGACTATCCTCAACCACCGGCGGAGCCCACGGCGAGGGCACGTTCGATTTCATCGGTGTCGGCGGCGCGTTGCAGTCTCGGCATTATCCCGGTGGTGTAATAGAGGATGACCTTGTGGGCCGGAAAGCAATCGAGTCGCCCGCCATCATGGACGGGACAATTGATTTCCATAGACTCCTAGTGGGCGTGTTTGAGTCTGGGGATGCCAGCCACGAAAGCAACGAACTTGTCGTCGGCAACCGCTGGTCCTTCCACGACCTCAGCTCGTACATTCGTGAAAACGAACCCTGGTTCGTTTTCCACAGCCATTCTGCTCTTGGCGGCTGTTGCAGCGAGCACCCTGCGGACCAGCCAATCTTTCCGGAGGAATTCAGCTTCGAGAAGCTCTTGAGACTCCGAGAGCGCCTGGGCAATTACCATTTTAGTTGCCAGTTCCTTAATAACCCGGCATCTCCTGAGAACGCCGACTTCAAGCCTGAGTGGCTCGGGTACTACCACACTGAAAAGACGGCTGATAACCGTGATCGGATCACCCACGAGGTCAAAGATGGAATCGTCAAAAAAGACCTCCTGTATGGCCATCTACAGATTTGCATGGTCTCCGACCCAAATCACGCTGGCAATGCTGCGGCGGGACGTTGCCGTCATTCAATTGTGGTCATTGGGCTCTCCGAAACTGGGGATTATTACCTACTGGATTGCTGGGCGGGTCATGCTAGTTACGATAGTTACATCGG